TCAGTTGACGGGGACAAGAAGCGGCGGCGACGGCAGGAAATCACCGATCTGGCGAATCGCGAGCGTCGTTCCGGGCGTCAGCGACGCGACCGCGGCTGCATCCAGCGACAGCGACGCCGTCGCGCAATCCCATGGGCCTGCGCCGGCGACCGCGGGGACGGCCTCGACCCGCCACGCCTCGCGGCTTTCGCCGAGCGGCAGGTCGACATGGTCGCGCCAGCCGGGATCGGCCCGGCTCCGCCGCGTCCAGCCGATCTGCAGCCCGCCGGCGCCGTCGCCCGCAACGCGCCCGTGCACCGGCGCCAGCGGGCGGAGCGCGGTCCCGTCCGCCGGGACCGCAACCTCGGTCAGTTCGCTGCCGTTGCGCGGCGCCCATTGCAGCACGGCCGTGCCGCCAGCCGCTCCGCCGGCGAGCCCGTCGGGCAGCGCGGCCAGCGCCGGATCGTCGAGCAGCACGAACGCCGCCCCCGCCGCATGCGCACCGGTGTTCCCGGTTCCCGCCCGCCCGCGCAGCAGCCGCGACAGCCGCCACGATCCCGGACCGGTCGCCTCGGCGATCCCGAACTGGAGCAATTCGCCGCCGACCATCGCGCGATTGGCGCCGCCGAGCAGCGCGGCGTCGTCGACCGAGGCCAGCTCCATCGAGGGATTGACCAGCAGGACCTCGATCCGGTTCTTCAGGTCGAACAGCAGCGGATCGCCCACCGGCAACGGCCCGGCGAGCACGCCCAGCGCCGCGGCCGGGCGCACCGTGCCCACCGCGACCGGCTCGCTCCCCGGCGCCGCGACGAACCATGTATCCGCGCCGCGCCACCCGTCGTTGCTCCCGGCCGCGGCGATCAGGATATGCGGCGCGCTCGCCGGCACGCTGCCCACGCCGGGCAGGTCGAACAGCCGCACGGTCCCCACCGCGTCGGGCCAGTCGGGCGGGCTCACCGGCACCCCCGGATCGGCGCTGCCGGGCGCCATCGCCAGCGGCTGGTGCCGCTGCAGTTCGATCCGGACGGCACCGTCCTTCACCGTCCGCCCCGCAATGCGCCAGGTACTGCCGTCGGCGAGCATCGCGACCCCGCCGACGGGCAGCGCCAGTGCAGCCAGATCGCCGTGCCATTGCCGCGCCTCGCGCCCGTCGCTCGCCGCCGCCGCCATCCGCCGCGCCAGCTCGCGCGCCGCGCCCGCCGCCAGCACCGCGGGCAGGTCGACCGCCTCCTCGCGGCGTCCGCCCCCCGCGACGCGCGCGTCCTGCTGGCCGATCTGATAGTCGCGCGCGGGCTCATAGTGGCGCAGCCGGATCGTGCCCGGCAATGCCGACAGCGGTGCGCGGTGAGTTTCGGCCAGATCGTGAACCGATTCGGTTCGCAGGGTCGCGCGAAAGCCGGCCAGCGCCACCGGCGGCGCGCCTGTCCCGGCGGGCGCGAGGCGCCAGTCGCCCGGCGCGCTCACCAGCCGCACCGCGTCGACGTCGAACAGCGGCGCGAGCGCATCGCGCACGCGGCTTCCCGACGCCGCATAGCCCGCAAAACCGGTCCGCCCGGCGCAGCGCCCGGCCTCGCCGAGCAGCGCGTCGCCGACCAGTCCGGCGCCGATCGCCGCGCCGTCGGCCTCGATCTCGAAGGTCAGCGCCGGGATGCGATTGCCGAAGCTCGCAAGTTCGAGCTCCTCGAACACCGCATAGGCGAGCCCGCGAAACGCGCTGGCCGAATCGGCCCCCACCGCCGACGCGATCAGCGGGTCGACCGGCTGGTCCTCGCCTCCGTGATACCAGCGAAAGATGCAGCGCTCCTGAAAGCTCCCGCTCGCCCCGCGCAGCAGGTTTCCGTCGGCCCAGATGCGCCGGATCGCGCCGATCGGCCGCGACGACAGCGCGACCGCGAGCGACACGGCATAGCTGTATTCGGTCGTCGACGGCCGCCCCTTGCCGCCGCCGCGGCGGCTGCGCCGTTCGATCAGGTCGGTCGCCCAGATCACGCTGCCCGCGACGCGCATCGTCCCGAATATCTGCGGGATCTGCTGGCCATAGGTCGACGCCTGCACCTTCAGGTCGGCGAGCCGCGGTCCTTCGCGCCCCTTGGGTTTGAAGATTTCGGCGTCGATCGCCTGCCCCGCCATCGCGCCGATCGCCGCCCCGACCGGTCCGCCGACGATCCCGCCGACCACCGTCAGCACAAGGGTTGCCATGCCGCTGTCCCTTCAAAATGATGTTGCGCCATTTCGCGGGCCGTCGCGCGGCAGCCGCCACCGCGGGGCCGCCTGCACCGCCGCGTCGAGCGGGGTCTCGACCACCCGCCGCAGCCCCGCGTGCGCATGCACGAAGGTCGCGTCGCCGATCAGCCCCAGATGAAACTGCCCCGCCGCCAGCGCGATCAGCGCGACGTCGCCGGCGCGCGCCGCGCCCCCGCCTGGCGCGAACCCCGCCGCGGCGAGCGCCGCCTCGACCCGCGCGCGCGGCCAGCCGCGCAGCGGATAGGCGGCCGGTCGCACCAGCCGCACCCCCGCCGCGGCATAGGCCGTCCACACCAGCCCGGCGCAGTCGAGCCCCGTCGCGGCGTCGCACCCCTGCGGCCGGAACCGTACGCCGATCATGCCCCGCGCCGCCGCAAAGGCGCGGCGGCCGGGGTCATCCACCCGGATAGCGCGTCAGCAGGTCGTTGCCCGGCAGATGCGCCTCGCCGCGGAAATTGATCGCATTGCCGAAGCGCGTCCGGCACGTCGCAAGCTGCCGGTCGCATCCCTCGATCAGCCGCACGCGCGCAGGCAGCGCCGGCAGCACCCCCGGCACCTCGGCGAGGTCGAGCCGCAACCCGTCGTCGGCGATCACCGGCGACGCGAGGCCGCACGCGCGCCCCTCGATCCACATCAGTTCGCCGAACCCCAGCGTCCCCGCCGTGACCGGCGCGTCGAGCGTCACGCGGCGCCCGGCGACCGCCACGACGCGCCGGACATGCGTGCGCGGTGCCAGGTCGACCCGGCACGCGCGGTCGCCCAATGTCGCGCGGCACGCGGGCGCGGTCGCGGGGCACACCGGCGCGTCGAGCCGCCGCGTCACCCCCTGCAATTCGGCGCTGAACGCCGCCCCGCGCCGCTCGACCGCGCCCAGTTCGCCGCGCGCCACGACCACGGGGTCGACATCGGGCGCGGTCCAGTCGGCAACCATCAGCACCAGTTCGGCGCCATCCCAGCGCCCGGCGTCGAGGTCGGCCGCCGCAAGCGCTGCACTCGACACCGCCCCCTCGATATCCATCGTCCCGGCGTCGAGGCTGTCGCGCGTCTCCAGCGCCGAGGGTTTCATCCCCGGCGCCGCGCGGTATCGCGTGCCCGCGATCACCAGGTCGCGGTCGTGCGAGGTCAGTCCAACCACCACCCCGTCGCGCCGCGCCAGCCGCCAGCACCAGGCGAGCGTCACCAGCTCCTCGCGCAGCCAGCCGGGCGCCGCCGGCATCGTCACGCGGGGCCTCCCTGCGGCGCGCGCACCTCGACCAGCGGGACGCTCGCCAGCTCGCCGGCAAGAAAGGTCGCGCGGCTCACCTCGAGCCGGTCCTCGGCAAAGCGCACCGCGACGTCGAACAGAAACCCCGCGCGCACCACGATCCCCGCCCCCGGCGCGGCGTCGAGCAGGATCGCGCCCTCGTCGGTGACGATGAACGCCGCGGTTTCGACGCCGTCGACCGACACGCGGACACTGCCCGCGACCGGCAAATGGACGACACGCTCCTGCACCGCGTCGCCGCTGCCGTAGCGCTTCACCAGCGCGAACTGCCGCCGGCTCCCGTCGCCCGTTCCCAGCATCTGGTCGTCCGCCGCAGGCAGTCCGCCGTCGGCCGCCGAGCTGTGATCGAACGGGTCGCGAAAGCGGAACGCCCGCGCCGCGCCGCGCCGCGCCCGAAAGAAATCGGCCAGCGCACGGACGTCGGCCTCCGAGCGCACCCCCGGCCCGGCATCATAGCGCATCCGCGCATCGGCCCATTCGCTCGCGCGCTGCTCGTGCCCCGACGGCGCGCTCACGATCTGGGTCGAAAATTCGGTCACGACCAGCGCCTCGCGCCCGATCGCCAGCGGAAAATCGACCGCGTCGAAAGCCTGCATGTCGCCCTCCCCGTCCTCGCGTTCGTCGAACGCCACAAAGCCGTCGCGCGCGACCTGCGGCAGCGCCCAGACGAACGTCCGCGCCACCCCCGCACGCCGCGCCGCGTCGGCGGCCTCGGCGATCGCCGCCCATTGCCCGCGCTGTTCGGGCAGCAGCACGAAACCCGAAAAATAATGCTGCGCGTCGACCGGGTAGCCGAGCCGCGCGACCATCGCCCCACGCGCCGGCGCGGTCTCGGCGCCGCGCCCCGCGGTCACCCAGTCATAATCCTCGAGCTGCAGCACATCGAACGCCGGCGCCGCCCAGCCCAGCGGCACATTGGCGCGCCGCAGCCCGGGCGCCGCGGGGTCGAGCACCGTCGGCAGGAACACGAGCAGATGGCTCGTGAAATCCGCCGCCCCGGCTTCGTCGCGCGCCGCCGCGACCAGCGCGCTAGTCGAGGCCGCGAGCCGCGCCCCCAGCGCGTCGAGCATCGCCGTCTGCCCCGCGTCGAGCGCGCCGCGCACGTCGGGGATCGCGACGCTCGTCCCGCCCAGCGCGGCGTTCGCCGCCGCGTCATAGGCGCAGAGGCGGCCGCCGGGATTGACCCACCACCAGGGCTCGCCGACCTGGAACTTCACCGGCAACCCCGCCGCGACCGCGATGGCCACGAACGCCCGCGCGACCAGTTGCAGCCACCCCATCGCCTCGCCGTTCGCGGGCGACAGCAAGGTCGACGGCGGCACCCATCCGGTCAGCGCCGGGGCGCCCGCCGCATCGCGCTGTTTCCAGCCCGGCGGGCAATAGGCGTCGAACAATTCATACGACAGCGACCAGATCACCCCCAGCCCCGCCGCGGCGCATTCGGCCGCAAAGGCCGCGTGCCACGCCGCCGCCGGGCCGCTCAGCGGCCCGCCCGCAATGCCCGGCTCGAACCCGTCGCCGGCGCGCGCGAGCCGCATGAAATGGCTCATCCCGACATAATGGACGACGTCGCCGCGATAGCCCAGCTGCACGATCTGCCGCACCACCCGCGCCGGGGTCAGGTGATAGACATCGTCATAACCGTTCGCGATCCCCAGCCCCCCGTCGGCCGGGTCCTGCTCGGGCAGCACCGCGTCGCCGACCGCCAGCACCGACCCCGACCCGCTCGCCGCGATCCCGCTCAGTTCGGCCCAGCCCTCGGTCGCCGCCTCCAGCACCCCCTCGCTGCCGTCATAGCCGGGCGGCACCAGCGACACGAACATCCGGTCGATATCGCCCGCCCACACCCGGTCGGCCTCGCCGGGCAGCATGAATCCCCCGTCGAGCGCGTCGAAATCGAGCCGGACGATCGCATCCTCGGCGCTCCCCTCGGCATAGTTCCACAGCCGCACATACCAGGCGCGCGGACTCCCCGCCGCGTCGCGCCCCTCGATCGTCAGCGTCGGTCCGTGCAGCGCGTCGAGCGGCTTGATCCCCCCCGACCGCCAGCGAAACGTCAATAGAATATGCCGGAAATCGCGGCGGGTCTCATAGCCGAGCAGCGGATGATCCCAGCGATCCACCGCCTCCCAGATCAGCCCCGCCAGATCCTGCTTGCGCAGGAACACCGCCTCGACGCGCAGCGACGTGGCGCCGGTGGTCACCACGCTCGCCATCATCGGCCGCGCGAAATCGACCGTCCAGAAACGCGGGTCGAAGCGCTTGAGCCAGCCCTTGCGCTGATGCGGCTCGGCCGCGACGAGCGCCCAGCCCATCAGTCCGCCTCCACCGCGCGGCGCACCGCGCGCGCCAGCTGGCGCCCGGTCTGCGCCAGCCGCGCCGGTTCGCCTGCCGTCTCGCCGCGCACATTCACCGTGATCGCGATGTTGCGTACCGCGGCGCCCGCGGCTTCGATCCGGCCGCTCGCAGTCGGCACGAACAGCTCGGGTCCGCGTTCGCCGACGCGATAGGCGCGCCCGGCCGTCACCGGACCGCCCGTCGCGCGCCCCGGCGCCGCGAACAGCCCCTGCACCAGCGCCAGCAGCCCTCCGCCGCCGCCACCCTGCGACGCCCCCCCGCCGCCGAGCAAGGCACCGATGCCGTTCTGGATCGCGCTGCGCGCGATATCGGCCAGCACCGCCAGCGCGAGCCGCTTCAGATCCTCGAAACCCAGCTTGCCGGTGACGATCGCACGCGTCAGCGCATGTTCGATCCGCCGCCCCGCGGCGTCGGCGCCCGCTGCCAGCGGCCCCTCCAGCTCCGCACGCAGCACCGCCACGTCGCGCCGGAAGGCCCCCGTGTCGGCGCGCACGGTCACCAGCATCTCGTCGATCTCATCCGCCATCGGGAAAAGCCTCCATCATCGCCGCCAGCGCGTCCCGGTCGATCCCGGAATCGCCGCCGTCATCGGCCCAGCCGCCCAGCACCGCCGCGACATCGGCGGGCGTCGCCGCCCAGAAATCGTCGGGCCGCCACCCCGCGACGCGCGCCATCGCCCCGCACAGCTGAAGCGCGGCCGCCGCGAAATATCGGGTCATCGCCCCGACAATATCTGCCCGAGCAGCACGCGCAGCGCGGGTGTCACCGCCGCCAGTCCCTGCGCCACCACCGCTTCGCCCACGGCCTCGCGCGTCAGCCCCGCGGGGCGGCGCTGCACGCAATGCCAGAACAGGCTCGCCAACTCGCCCAGCCCCAGCCGTCCGTCGGCCGCGCGCTCGACCAGCGCGAACAGCGGCCCCAGCTCGGCCTCCGCCGCGACCAGCGCGGCAAAGCTCGGCCGCAGCACCAGCACCGCGCCGTCGACGCACAATTCGGCCTCGCCGCGCAGCGCGTTCGCGCCGCTCGTCCCGCGCGCACTCACAGGCTCGCCACCGGTCCGCTGCTTTCGAGATTCAGCGTATATTGCCGCTCGCCGTTGTAATCGCCGGCATAGTCGAGCCGCGTCACCAGAAAGCGCCCCTGCATCCGCTCGCCGCTCTCGAACGCCAGCTCATAGGCATCGATCGTCCCCGACAGCGCATGCCCGCGCAGCCGCACCTCGGCGCCCGACCCGGTAAAGATCCCCGCCGCGCTCACCGATACCGATCGCACCCCGGCGCCCGACAAGAGCTCGCGCCAGCCGCCCGAATCCTTGGTCGTGACGTTCACCGCCTCGCCGTTCACCGACAATTGCGTCGTGCGCAGCCCGGCGATCGTCGTATAGGCAGGCGGCATCGCACCGTCGCCGATCCTGAGCAGAAAAGCGCTCCCATTTTCGATTGCCATGGTTTAATCTCCTCAACAGAAAATCATGCGTTATCGGGGAGTCGCAGGATGTTTATTGCTTCGATACTTCTGGCCGCCATGGCGCCCGCGCCGACCGCGAACGTCGACACGACGCGCGCCGCCTTCACCAAATGCCTGCGCGACCACATGAAGAAGTCGCTCCAGGACAAGATGGCCGAAGCCGAATATGAAATGGCGGTGAAATCGACCTGCGGCGCCGAACGCGACGCCTTCCGCGCCGCCGTGGTCGCCTTCGGTCGCGCCGCCGGCGACAGCCAGAAAAATGCCGAAGACGACGCCGACATGCAGATCGAGGATTATCACGCGAACTTCACCGACAAGTTCAAGGACTACAGCTCGAGCAACACCCTGCCGGGCGAGTGATCCGCGCGCGCAACAGGGACCATCCGCAACCGGAACGGACAGCCTCCATCGACGGCTCCGCCTCCGCCCGTCCCGGTGATGCGCCGCCGATCGAACACAAGGACCGAAATCGGCCGGTTGCGGTCAGCCGCTCCTCCCTGTCGCGCAGCGATGGGGAGGTGGCAGCGCGCAGCGCTGACGGAGGGGCGAAGGACGCGACCTCGCGGCCCCTCCACCACCGCCTGCGGCGGCGGTCCCCCTCCCCATCGCTACGCGACAGGGAGGATTGGCGGAAAGCGACCGGTAGTCACCGCTAGAGATGTGCACCCCGGCAAAAGCCGGGGCCCAGAATACCGACACGAACCCGGCGTGCTCCCGCAATGGACCCCGGCTTTCGCCGGGGCGCACGAAGGGCTGGATTCGGTCATTTTCCGTCATCCCGGCGAAGGCCGGGATCCCGCCCTGCAAGCCATGATGCACCGGTGAGATCCCGGCCTTCGCCGGGATGACGACTGGAAATGGACGCGATCCGCTTCCCACCCCAAAACCGTCGCCCCGGCCCGCTACCCTGCCAGACACCGGCACCGCACGACCATCTCGTGCCGCCAGCCGCCGTCCTTCGCAAAACCGAAGCGCGTCCGCACCACGCGCGCGCCGACGATCCGCCACGCGCCCGCATCGCCGCGCAGTGCCGGCACCAGCGCCTCGATCCGCCCTGCCGCTTCGTCCCCGGCCGCGGCGCCGACGCCCGCGAGCACCAGCGTCAGCCGCACCTCGCGCCCCGCGACGTCCTTGGTCCCCCAGTCGTTCCCTTCGGCGCCGCCGACGCTCGCATGGGGCGCGCTCGCACGCGCGGGCACGCCGTCGAATATCCCGTGCACCAGCCCCGCCAGCACCGCGTCGCCGTTCAGCACCGCCAGCGCCCGCGCGCGCACCGCCGCCTCGGCGCTGCTCATCGCGCCGCGCCCAGCGACAACCGCCGCCAGGGCTGCCACAGCGCCGCGACGATCGCCGGCGGTGCCTGCCCCGGCGCGTCGCGCGCTTCGTGCAGATGCTGGATCATCCGCGCCAGCCCCTGGCGGATCGCCTCGGGAACCGCGTTCGCCTCGTCGGCCAGTCCGGCGCGATAGGTCACGCGAATGCGCGCCGCATCGCCCGGCGCGTCGATGGACAGTCGCGCCGCACCGTCGCGGTCGACCGCATGCTGCCAGTCGTCCCCGGTCAGCGCGACCAGCGTCTCGCCGGTCATGCCCGTCACCGTCTCGATCGCGACCACCGGCCGCCGCGCCAGCGAAACCCATCCCGGCGCGGCAGGAAACTCCTCGGTCACGCGCCGCGCGATCAGCATCTGCCCGGTAAAGGCTTCGCACAGCTCGACCGCGGCGCGGATCAGCCCCGCGACCACCGCATCGTCCTGCCCCGCCCCCAGCCGCAGCCACGCCTTCGCCTCGGCGACGCCGACCGGCGGCGTGCCCTTCTCGATCCCGACGATCATCAGCGTTCCTCCACCCGCAGCACGATCGACCGTTCGTCGATCTGCCCGTCGCTCAGCGTCACCCGGTTGGTGACGCGATAAACATCGCCCGCGACGCCGCCCGCCAGCGTCGCCGCGCAGCGCAGCAGGTCGCGGCTTTCCGCCGCGACCGTCACCCCGTCCGCGACCGCGGGCACCACCGTCCAGCCGCTCGCGACGATCACCGGTCCGCCCGGATAGGCATCGCTCCAGTCGAACGCATAATCGACCCGCGCCCCGGGGTCCTTGATCACCAGGCTCATGACTTTTCTCCCGCCCCCAAATGATCCTCCCTGTCGCGCAGCGATGGCGAGGGGGACCGCCGCGAAGCGGTGGTGGAGGGGCCGCGACGCCGCACTGCCGCCGGACGCCACCGGTCCCTCGGTCAACGGCTTCACCGCCGCCATCCCCCTACGTCCTACGATCACGGGAAGGACCGGCCGACCTCACGCCAGCCGTCCGTCCCTTCGCACCCGCACCGCGCGCTCGCGCGCCTGTGTTCCCGCCTGCCGCCTGCGTCCTTCGCCGCGCGCGGCGTCGGGGCGCGGCCCCGGCCATTCGCTCGCAAGGTCGCGCGGACCGGCATCCGCGATCGCACGCGCCGCCAGCGCCGCGCCGATCATGCCGCGGTCTCCGTCCCGGCGAGCGCCGCGATCAGGAACAGCGCCAGCTGGTCGCTGCGCACCCCGAACCGGTCGTGCCAAGCCCCCGCCTCGTCCTGCCAGCGGTCGAAACAGAGAAAGGCGTAAGGCGTCCGGCCCGGCTGTCCGTCGCCGTCGACCGGATCGACCAGCCCTTCGTCGGCCATGATCGCCCACGCCGCCTGCGCGCGCACCCCGAAATGGCGGCGCGCCGCATCGCCCTTCGCCGCGATGGCGTCGTCCCAGCGGTAAAAGCCCAGCGCGCCGGCGATGCGCCGCGCCGCGCGACCTTCGGCGGCGCTCATCGCGCCCTGCCACTGCTTGGCGCGCGCATCGGATGTCTGGATCGTCCCCGTCGCCGCATAGACGGCGGTCCAGCGAAAGCTCGTCAATCCCAGCGCCTGCTGGTTGTCGGCGCCGGGACGAAAGCGCCCGCTCGAATCGAGGATCGCCCAGCGGTCGAGCAGCGCCGCGTTCGACACGCCAAAGCGCAGGTCGGTCTGCCCGCCGTGCGCCGCCGGCATTGCCGCGGCGATCTGCGCGCGCACCCCGGCGCCCGCGACCGATCCGTCGGCGCTGCGAAAGTTGAGCGCGCCGAACACCGCATTGGCGGTCCAGCCCGCGCCGCCCGCCTGCGTGTCGGCGATCTCGATCGTCACCGGCGCGCTGCCGTCGGTCGCCGCGCTCGCGCGGACCACCAGCCGCTGTGCGGGCGCCTCGTCGCCGACGCCCAGATTGCCTGCACAGGAAAAGCCGCCGCCACCGCGCTGGTGGACCAGCGCGCTCGCCGGCACATTCACCCAGCCGCCCGCGCGCCGCAGCGTCAGGCTGTCCGCCGCCTCGACTGCGCCCGCCGCGGCGTGCCCCGTCGACAGCGGCTGCTTGCCCGCGATCGCGGTCTCGTGCGCGGCGATCGCCGCCGCCTGCCCCGCGACCGTCGCACCCAGCCCGGCCAGCTCTGCGGCATTCGCACTCGTCCCGCTCCCCGCCGCGGCGACCGCCGCCTCGCTCGCCGCGAACCAGCCCGCGCCGACGGTCAGCGCGACGGTCTTGAGCCCCGCCGCGAACACCACCGCCGCGCCGCCGTTCGACGACGCCGCGACGACGTCGCGCCGCAACCGCCCCCCGGCATCGATCGCCCCGGTTCCGACCTCCCATTCGCCGGCGTGCGTCACGCCCGCGATACTGTAATGAAAGCTGGCGTCCGCCGGCACCGCGGCGGCAAAGCTGCGATGCCCAGGCAGCGCGCCGTCGAGCGCCAGCGGCCCCGCCCCGGTCGCGACGCATCGCTCGCGCACCAGGTCGGCAAAAAACAGGCTCGGCATGGCCGCGGCCTCCTTTGGTTCTTGAAGCTTTGGATTTGTTGAAGAAGCGTCGGCGCGGCGTAAGCGCCCGGCCCGTCCCCGAAAGGGAAGGGAGCCGGGCCGAGCGCCCCCTCGCGCACCAGCCTAGCTGGCGGCGAATTTCATCAGCTTGATCGCGTTCGAATCGATGATCGCGCCGCCGACCCGCTTGGTTGCATAAAAATGCACGAAAGGCTTGTTGCTGAACGGGTCGCGCAGGATGCGCGTCTCGCCGCGGTCGGCGACCAGATATCCGGCGCGGAAATTGCCGAAGGCGATCGACAGGCTGTCGGCGGCGATCGCGGGCATGTCTTCGGCCTCGATCACCGGATAGCCGAGCAGGCTCGCCGCCTGCCCCTCGACCAGCCCCGGCTGCCAGATGAAGGCGCCGTCCGACGTCTTGAACTTGCGGATGCGCGCCAGCGTGTCGCTGTTCATCACCCAGCATGCGCCCTGCCGATACGGCGCGCGCAGGCTGTGGACCAGGTCGACCAGCCGGTCCTGCGGGCTCGCCGCCGCGAACGCCCCCGCCGCGCCGCTCGCGACATATTGCAGCTCGCCGAAATCGCGCACGCCGTCCGCCTCGTTGGTCGCGACATGGGACAGGAAGCCCCTCGGCCGGTTCGTCCCGTTGCCGCCGACGAAGGCCGCGCCCTCGGCGACCGCGAATTCGCGCGCGATCTCGTCGGCCAGCCAGCTTTCGACATCGAACATCGCATCGTCGAGCATCGCCTGGCTCGCCGCCGGATTGGCATAAAGCTCGCCCGACGGCGGCGCGATCTCGGCAAAGCTGCGTGTCGCCGTCTCGGGGCGCGCCGCGGTCTCGCCGGCCCAGCCCGCCGCGGTCGCCCCCGTCGCGACCAGCTTGCGATAGCCGCTCGTCCCCGTCTGCACGACGCTCGCGATGCGGCGGATCGGCGACAGCGATTTGAGCGTTGCCGCGATGCTGCCGTCGATCTCGCGCGGCACCGCATAGCCGCCCTCGGCGCCGCTCGCGCCCGACAGGCTCTTCATCTCGACGAGTCCGACGAGATTGGCATCGATCCCGCGCCGCAGATAGCGTTCGACGAACGCATCGCGCGCGGGATCGGCCGCCTTCGCCCCGTCGAGCGGCAATCGCGCCGCCGCGACCGCCTGCGCGTCGACCTGGCGCTTCAGCGCCGCGACCGACGCCCTGAGTTCGTCGACCGCCTCCGCCGCCAGCACCGCGTCGAACGCGCCCTCGAGCGCATCGGCCTTCACTTCCAGATTCGCATCCATGTCCGTCACTCCTTCACCGCATAAAAAAAGGGCCGCTCCCGAATGGGAACGGCCCGCAGCCTCCGCGAAAGACGCCGAACTTACGGCGCCGATTTCCACTCCAGGTCCGAAAAGACGAAATCACCGGTCGAACAGGCGATCGTCAGTTTCACTTTGTCGCCCATCGCCGCCGGTAGCTTTGCTTTCTGGCTCCCTGCCGCCACCAGTACTTCGGACGGACCCAGCACTTGGATGCTGAAAGCAAAGGGCTTGCCGATCGCCGCGAGTTGCGGATCGCCCTTGCGCTCGGCACCGGCCACCTTGCCACCCAGCGTCAGAACACCCTCCTTGGCTTTGGCGACGCTGATGAAGCGGACCTCGGCGCTATTTTGCCCGTCGCCCGTCTCGATACGCACCCACGCGCCGGGCACCCATTGCGCGTCCTTGCGAAACTCGTTCGGCGTGATCGTGCCGCTGACGACCAGCCCGGCACCCGGCAGGTCGATCTCAATGGCCGAAAATCGCCCGGCGGCCGTATCGCAGCCATAGGTCATCGGCGCCGCCTGCGCCGCAGGCACGGTCGATACCGCCAGAATCGTCGCCGAAATCACAAACAACGAACGCATCTAAGTCACTCCCCCAGAAAGGTTTCCCAGCGCGTCCTCGCATGATCTGGCGGCGTGATCCACCGCAATCACCCGCGCCAGCGCCTGCATCGGCGCCGCGACGAGGCTCACTTCGGCCAGGTCGAGCCCCAGCAGCTCGCGCGGATTGGTTCCCCGCGCCGCGATCACCCGATATCCGAACGACAATCCGGTCAGCGCGCCGCGTGCGACCAGCGCCGCCGCGGTCGGATGCGTCACGCGCGCGACGACGCGCAGCCCGCGGGCATCCTCGGCCAAAGCCTCGATCGCCCCGATCACCGCGCCGGGCCGATGCTGCCACAAAAGCGGCACGGTGCGCCGCGCCGCCAGGCTCGCCGCAAAGGCCCCCGGCCGCACGACATCGCCGCCCCGGTCCACCCGGTCGAACACCGCCGCATAACCCGCGAACCGGATGCCGCCCTCGGCTGCGGCCGCGGGGGCCCGCGCCCGGGCGCGGCCCGTCATCGCAGCAGCCCCGGCAGTCCCAGCTTCATCGCCAGCCCCACGATCAGCAGCGCCAGCATGCCGCGCACCGCCCAGTCGACCGCCGCCTTCCACGCGCTTTTCTTGGCGTCGCGCCACGCGCCGAGCAGCTGGCGAAGGTCGCCGATGTCGCCATGCGCCGCCGCGTCGGCCAGCCCCAGCCGCGCCAGCGCGCGCCGCGCCCCCAGCTCGCTTGCCTCCTCGATCAGCGCGCGCAGGATCGCCGCGTCGGCGACGCCCGCGGCATCGCTGCCCGCCAGCGCGACCAGCCGCGCCAGCGCTTCGTCCTCGTCCATGTCGCTTGCCTCCGTTCAGCCGACGCCCAGCAGCGTCTTCTTCTCGTCTGCGGTCAGCCAGTCGGCCGCCGACACTTCGCGCCACAGCGCCATCCGGTCCTCGGCCAGCGCCGGCACCCGGTCGAGGTCGACGCGCAGCTCGGCTCCGTCGAACCACCCGCGCAGCCCCTGCGCGATCGCCCCCAATATCTTGGCGCACAGGGGCAGCACGGTCAGCCGCCACAGCGCGCGATTGGCCTCGCGGTAATTGGCATAGGTCGCGTCGCCGGGCAGCCCGAGCAGCATCGGCGGTACCCCGAACGCCATCGCGATCTCGCGCGCACTGCTGTCCTTCAGCGCCAGAAAATCCATCTCGGCCGGCGTCAGCGACAGCGCCTGCCACTTGAGCCCGCCCTCGAGCAGCAACGGCCGCCCCGCATTCGCCCCGCCCGCAAAGCTCTCGGCCAGTTCCGCGCGCAGCCGGTCGACCTGCTCGGCCGACAGCGGCATGCCCTTGTCGCCCGGATCGTGCACCAGCGCCCCCGACGGCCGCGCCGCATTGCCCAGCAGCGCCGCGTTCCATTTCGCCGCCGCATTATGCGCCGCGATCGCGCCCGCGGCGGCGCCCAGGCATCCCGCGCCATAATGATCGTCGAGCGGATGCAGCGCCTTCACATGCACCACCGCCACGCGCCCGGCGCCATCCTCGACGGGCAGCACCGCGGTCGTCCCGCCGGCCTTGTAGCGATAGGCGACCGGCCACCCGCGCGCGTCGGCCTCGACCGTCACCCGCTCGGGGCGCAGCGCGAACAGCTCCGCCGGCGCCCCCGCCCCGTCGGTCAGGATCTGCACATAGCCATTGCCGTGGAGCAGCAGCTGCGATGCCAGAGCCTCGACCAGCCCCTGCCCGCCCGATGGCGCCGCGACGAGCGTGGCGAGCGCCGGATCGTTCGCCACCACCGGCGCCGCCCCCGCCGCCTCGGCGACCAGCCGCACCGCCCGCTGGACGATGGCATTCGAGAGATACCCCTCGCGCACCTGCGCCTCCCACGACAGCGGCGCAGGCGCGCTCCAGCTCCCATAGACACGCGACAAAGCGGGCCGCGCAGCACCCTGCGCGGCCTTGCGGCCAAACCAGTTCATGATGATCCTCCGATTTCGACAAGGAGACGCCTGATCAGAAAGGCATCAGTTATTCACATGTTTCCCCAACTATCGAGACCAACGGCTGGAAATGGCCGTTGTTCATGGTTGGCTATTTGTTCTCACTCACTTATGAATGTCTTCGACAGCCGTCCTACTCGGCTTTCTGACCGGAACCGTCGCCTCTGAATGGGCGCGGAGGCATCGGGCCTTCCGGAGCGCAGGGCTCAATCCCTGCTTCAGAAAGGCGGTAGCTTATGCGACGTGTTTATGTACGTGCATATTGGCGCTGGCGGCACAGCCGGATGGAGCACGTGACTGCTCACACCCGGCGCTGGCCTAGCCAGTTGTCGTTCAACTTCTAGGACGAGGTGAACGGTAGGGCGGTTGTCACCGCATACGGAATAAATTCCGCATATGCGGACTCGCATATCGCCGCCGGTCGCTCAAGCGAAATAACTATTAGTTATTTCAAACCCGCCGCACCCCCGGCTCCTTCACCCCCGCCAGTCCCCGCTGCAATTCCGCCAGCGCCCACACGCACGCGTCGGCGCGGTCGGGCGACCGGCGCGGCCCGGAATAGCCGCCGCCCGTCTGCAACCCGCACAATTCATCCTCCAGCGCCGCAAAGACGCCCGCATGCACCACCTCGCCGCGTTCATAGGCGAGCGCGACCGGCTCCGCCCTTCGCGCCTTGCCGACGCTCGCGTGCACCGGCACCACCGGCAGCGTGCAGTCGGCCTGGCGCAGCGTCTGGAACACCATCTCGCCTCCCATATTGCTTTCGGCGACCACCCGGTCGGCGCCCCAGCGCGCCGCCGCCGCGGCGACCGCCTGCGCCCACACGCCCGGCGTCGGCCGTTCGACGCTCGCGTCCTCGACCACCGCCAGCCGGCGGTCGCGCAGCAGCGCCGCGACGACGATCCCGCACGCATCGCCATGGCTCGTCGCCGGCGGGTCGACCCCGATGACCACGCGCACGGGCTTGCCGATGCCGTCCGCCGCGACGCGGCACTGCTCGATCAGCGCGCGCGTCCACAGCGCGCCCTCGGCATCCTCGAGCAGTTCGCCGCCCAGTTCCTGCCGCCCCAGCCGCGTGCCACCGTAACTCGCCAGCATCGCCGCGACGAAATGGCCCGGCAGGTGCGGATTGTCGCGCGTGCGCCCGAATGTTTCGACCATCCCCGTCGCGGCCTTGACGCGGCGCATCACCGCATTGGTCTGCGGCGTCGTCGTCACCAGCACGCGCGGACGGTCGCCCTCCCGCATGCCCAGCATCAGATTGTCCCACGCCGCGACCCCGCGCGGCCATTTGGCCAGCTCGTCGCACCAGGCGGCATGATGTCCGGGACCGCGCAGCGCATCGCCCGCCTCGGCCGAATAGAGCGTCGCGAGCGCGCCGCTCGCAAAGCGCAGTTCGCGCCGCGCCGGGGTCCAGCACAGGTCGCCGCGCTCATGGTCGCGCGCCGCCGCGATCAGCCCGCTCGGCCCCTCGATCATCACCTTCCGCCCGTCGGCGATCGTCGCCGCGACCAGCGCGATCCGCGCCTCGGGCATGCCGCGCGCGATCTCGCTCACCCATTCGGCGCCCGCGCGCGTCTTGCCGAACCCGCGCCCCGCCTGGATCAGCCAGATGCGCCAGTCGCCCGGCGGTTCGCGCTGCCCGTCGTGCTGCTGCCCGTACCAGCGCTCGACCAGCTCGCGCCGCTGCGCCGCGGTCAGCGTCCGCAGCACCCACGCGCGCTCGCGCTCCTCCAGCCCGCCCAGCTGCGCAAAGACGATCTCGGACCAGGCGCTCAGCCGCCCCGGCGTCCAGCGCCCGACGGTCGCGGCCCCCGGCGCCCGCCATGCCTTCTTCACGCATCGCCCCCGGGTGCGGGCAGCGCCACCGCGCTGCCGTCGCGGTGACGCAGCGCGCGCCGGCGCTTCACCATGCGGATGCGCGCGATCAGGATCGCGTCGACCTCCTGCTGCGTCGCGACCTGCCGCGCCGACGACCGCGCGCGGTGCGCGGTGCCGCCCGCGACGCTCGCGCGATGCTGGCGCAGCACCGCGCTCGCCTCGGCGACCGTCATCTGGACCACCGGCTCGCGCGCCGCGTCGGCCGCGTCGGCCGTCAGCCCCTCGACCGCCTCGATCGCGCGGCGGAGCAGCGCCATTTCGAGCCGCTCGTACCCCAGCGTCAGCGCCGCCTGCCATTGTTCGGCGAACAGCGGGTCGCGCTGGCGCAGGCGATACACGCCGCCCGACCCCATCCCCGCCGCGGCAAGCGCGCGCGCGACGTTGCAACTCGCCGCCAGCTCCTCGAGGAACAGGCGCCGCCGCCCCAGCGTCCAGCCGTTGGCGCGCGGCTTGCGCCGCTGCAGGGGGCCGACGGGGCCCGCTCCGATCTCGTCCCGCTCCTCGTCCAT